GTATATGCGCGATCCGGTGACGGCAAAGTGCGCGCCACCGGGCACCAGGCCTACAACCTTTTGCGATACAAAACCAACGCCGATCAGACCGCCTTTGCTTTCAAGCGCGCGCTCGCGTACCAAGCGCTGCTCGGCAATGCCTACGCGCTCATCGAGCGCAGCGATACGGGCCGCGTGCAATCGCTGATGATACTGGACGCGAAGCGCACCTATCCGGTGCGGATGGGCGGCGAGCTATGGTATGTATACGAGACAGACAAGGGCGCGCGGATGAAGTTTGAGCGCTCGGAGATCCTGCACATTCGTGGGCTGTCCTGGGATGGCGTCGCCGGTCACAACACCCTCGACGTCATGCGCGAAACGCTCGGCGCCGGGCTGGCGGCGCGCAAGTATGGCAGCAAATACTTTGCGAACAACGGCCGGCCTTCGATGATCCTGGAGCACCCCGGCAGCTTTCGCAATAAAGACATTGCCGACCGACTGCGCAAGGATTGGGATCGAATCCACAAGGGGCTCGACAACGCGCACCGCGTCGCCATTCTAGAAGAAGGCATGAAGGCGCGGCCGATCACCGGCAGCGCGAAAGATTCCATGCTCATCGAGGCGAGCGAATTCTCGCTCATCGAGGTCGCCAACTTCTTCGGCATACCGCCGCACAAGCTCGGCCACACCGCGCGCACGTCCTACAGTTCGCTGGAGCAAGAGAATCAGGCGTATCTAGATCAGTGCCTGGATCACTGGCTAGTTCAATTCGAGCAGGAGTCGCGCGACAAGCTGCTAACTGAGCGCCAGAAGGCAACCGATAGCCACGTGATCGAATTCAACCGCGAGGCGCTGATTAGCGCCGACATGGCGAGCAAAGCCGACTTCTTCCGCACGGCGCTCGGCGGCGCCCCTTGGATGACGATAAACGAAGTGCGAAGCAAGCTCAACATGGCCGGCTTCGACGACATCGGCACCGAGCTAATTTTGCCCAGCAATAACTTCCAACAGGCGCTCGACGTGCCGTTAGAAAACGAACCGACGCCGGTGCCCGATGAACCGGCACCGAGCGAAGACGATGACAACCGCGCGCAACTAATCGCCAGCGCTGAAGCAATGCGCGCGCAAGTCGTCGCCAGGATGACTAGGCGCGTGGCTGGCGACGCGCGGCGGGCGTCGAAAGACCGGGCCAAGTTTGCCGCATGGCTCGACGAGTTCGCGGCAAATCATCGCGCCGTGATCGTTGAGGCGCTATCACCTATCTGCGGCATGTTGCAAGCGCTCGGCATCGATACCGACACCGACACCGAGGCTGAGGCGATCTTCGGCCGCTTCACCGTGCTGGCCGCGCAACTAGATGAGCCGGGCGAAATCACACAGCGAATCGCCAGCTATCTACAAGACTTGGAGAACATGCAATGAGCATTGAGCGACGATTTACCGCAGCGTGCGAACTACGCAACGCCGACGACGACCTGAAAACGATCACCGGCTATGCGGCAGTCTATCATCGGGCCGACGATGCCGGCACAGAGTACACCCTCGGCGCGGGCATCGTCGAGCATATCATGCCCGGCGCGTTCGACGATGCCATCGGGCGCGACGATGTCCGCGCTTTATTCAATCACGATCCGGATCACGTTCTAGGCCGCAACAAGGCTGGCACGTTGCGGCTATTTGCTGACGCGCGCGGGCTCCGCTATGAGGTCGACATGCCAGACACGCAGCTCGCCCGCGATCTGCGCGAGTCTATCCGGCGCGGTGACATTTCGGGCAGTTCGTTCGCGTTCACGATCCCCGACGGTGGCCAAGAATGGCGCGAAGACGGCGACCGCGTTATTCGCGAGATTCGCGCGGTGAGCCTGCACGATGTCGGGCCGGTCACCTATCCCGCGTATGAGAGCAGTACTACGCACGCACGCGCGTGCTACACTAAATGGCGCGAGGGCCGCGACGCCGCCGAGCGCGCGACCTACAAAGGCGAAGAGATCGACACGACGCCGACCGACGCGATGGTTGAAGAAGCCGAGCGCGGCCTGGCCTGGCGTGCCGAGTACGGGCGCGGCGGCACCGAGGTCGGCGTTGCGCGTGCGCGCGACATCGCTAACCGACGGAACCTGAGCATCGACACCGTGCAGCGCATGGCCAGCTATTTCGCCCGCCACGAAGTGGACAAGGAAGCCGAAGGCTTCGAGTCCGGCGAAGATGGCTACCCGAGCGCGGGGCGCATCGCTTGGGCGCTCTGGGGCGGCGATGCGGGCGCGGCGTTCGCGCGTCGCGTGCTGGCCAGCGTCGCGGCTATCGATGAGCGCAGCGAGGCGCCAGAAGCCGAGCCTGAGCCGGAACCGGAACCGGCACCAGGCATCCCGGCCGATGTCATCATTGCGACCGCGCGACTGCGCGAGATCGACGCGGCCGAGTAGGCGCGCGAAAAAAAATCGAAAAAAAATCGCATTTCGAGCCTTTATTGGCTTGCAATACTACGTTTCGGGCGTATCTTTACCCCATGATGAACGCAGAAACAACCAACAAGGAGGCGCAAGCCATGAAAGCCAAAACCACCTACGGAAAGACAGTTGAGGTAGTCAGCATCACCGACCGTATCGCAACCGTAATCGACGGCTGCAATATTCGCCAAATCCACACCACCAAGCTATTTCGCAACGGCGTTGCGATCTGTAAATCAAACTAACACCACCCCAAAAACAAGGAGACAGCAAAGATGAACAACCTAGACCCAAAACTAACCGCCGCTCTGCTCGACATTATTGCGGGGCGCGAGCCAGGCCGTGCGGGACGCGATGCGCAGGATTGCGGACTATGTGACTACAACCGCTGGGACGGTTGGAGGATTAGTCAGCAGGGCATTCTTTGGCTCGAACGCGCAGGCGAATAGCCACCAGCCGCGCCCGGCGGCTAAACCGGGCGAAAAATACGCCGCAAGTTGCAATAGCGCTTGCGGCGTTTATTTTTGCACGTCCGGCGCCGTTGCGCTTGGCGATCCGACATAGGCCGCGAGGCCGCTTACTTTATCTGCCGTTGCCGATTCGCACGCGCCACCCGGTGCAGCGTATCGGCTTTTTTTATGGCAAAACTGGACAGAAAAAAATGCCCACAATCAAGCAACTCCAAGAGCAGCGCGGCGAAGCGTTGTCAGAAATTCAGCGTCTCCGCGACGTGATCACCACCGAAGACCGCGACTTTTCCGCAGACGAACGCAGCGCATGGGAAGCGAGCAACGATCACTACGATCAGATCAGCGAACGCATCGCCATCATCGAGCGTACACGCGACATCGAGACCGCGCAGCCCATCGTAGACGAGCCGGCAAAAGCCGACACGCCCGATTACCGCTCCATGCTGATGAGCAGTCGTGAAATCGACATTCCGCTGATGCGCAGCGCTCCGCGTACTGTCGCCGAAGCCCGCGCGATGTCGACCACCACCGACAGCGAAGGCGGCTACTTGGTGCCGACCGACCTCGGCGCCGCCGTGGAAGTCGCCCTGCTCGAATTTGGCGGCGTCCGCGAAGTCGCCACCGTCATCCGCACAGAAACCGGATCCCAGATCGATCTGCCCACCGTCGATGATTCCGGCAACACCGGCAGCATCGAAGGCGAAAACGACGGCCTCGCAACGACCGACGTGACCTTTGGCGTCAAGTCGCTCAACGCCTACAAGGTGTCCAGCGATCTCGTCAAGATTCCGTTTGAGCTCCTGCAAGACAGCGCCTTCGATTTGGCCAGCCTTCTCGGCCGCTTGCTCGGTGAGCGTATCGCCCGCAACAGCTCCGCGCTCTACACCACCGGGACCGGATCCAGCCAGCCCAACGGTGTCGTTACCGCTTCTGCTGCCGGCGTCACCGCTGCCGGCGTCGCCGCGATCACCAGCGATGAACTCATCGACCTTTACCACAGCGTCGGCCGTGCATACCGCCGCAACGGTACCTGGATGCTGGCGGATTCAACTGCCAAGTATGTCCGCAAGCTCAAGGACGGTGACAACCAGTACCTCTGGCAGCCCGGCCTGAGCATGGGCCTACCTGACACGCTCTTCGGCGCTCCGGTCATCACTAACGACGACATGGCCGCGCTTGCCACCGGCAACAAAACCGTCCTCTTCGGTGACTTCAGCCGCTACTACATCCGCGACGTAGGTGCTGTACGTCTGATTCGCTTGAACGAGCGTTTCGCCGACAACGATCAGATTGCCTGGGTTGCCATTCTGCGCACCGATGGCGAGCTGGCCGACGCTGGCACAAATCCCATCAAGCACCTCGTCCAGGCGTAGCCTAGACAGCAACATTAGCAACCCGGCGGAGCTTTCCCTCCCTGTGCTTCGCCGGGTTGCCCCTTCGGGGGAGGAGTTCATAAATGAAGAAGAAGATCAAACTTCTAACCGGCCGCTGTGGCCCGGCTGGATCGTTCGCGCCCGGCGAGATCATCGAGGTCGCCGCCGAAGAAGCCGTGCGAATGCTGGAAGCTGGCCAAGCCGAGCCGGTGCCCGCCAAGAAGCCGAAAACCGCCAGCAAGCGCGCCAGCAAGCCGGCCGAATGATCGAGCTCGTCGGCCGTACTCTCGTCACAGCGCCAACAGGCGAGCCCATTACCCGCGACGAATGCAAAACATTCGCGCGCATCGATTCGACCGCCGAGGATTCGCTGATTGATTCGCTGCTCATCGCGGCGCGTGAACTGGCCGAGGAGTACTGCGACCGGCAACTGATGCAGGCGACCTACGACCTGAGCTATGACAGCTTCCCTGGTGCTGGATTCTTGGAGATTCCCTACGCGCCTACGTCTTCGATCACGAGCGTTAAGTATGTCGACGCCGATGGCGTGCAGCAGACGTTAGCCGGCGCCACCTACGTCGCCGACGTGGACGTCGACCCGGCTAGGATATATCTCGCTTATAACGCCACCTGGCCCACCGTCAGATTTCAACGCCACGCGGTCACCGTTCGCGCAGTCGTCGGCTATGCTGACGCTGACGCGGTGCCGGATGCGATCAAGACCGCGCTCAAGATGATGGTCACGGCCTGGATCAACGACCGGGAAGGTTGCGGCGCAATACCAGACGGCGCCCGGCGAATTCTCGACCGCTACCGATTCCGCTATGGGGCCTGACGATGGCGTGCGCAAATTGCCGAAAGAAGAACGCAGCACGCGCCAAGCGGCTCACGACGCTAGATCTTACCGATCGGGTAGAGTTCGAGTCGCCTAGCGACACCTACGCGGCCGACGGCAGCATCACGCGCACGTATACCGTAGACTATGCGCGCTGGGCGCGCCTGAAGCCACGCGGCGCCGAGCCTGACCAATTCCGCGAGATCGAAGGCCACACCACCTACAGCGTAGAGGTGCAATACGACGCCACCCTGGCCGCGAATCTCAAGGACACGCACCGCATAGCGCACGATGACGGGCGCTACTTCGACATTTTACGAATTGAGAACCACGCGCCGGACAAGCTGCTAATCATCGCGAACGATTACGCCGCCGTCATCGTGACCGACGGGCTCCTGCACGACGGCACGAATTATGACGTGATTTTGCGCAACGAAAAGCGCGCGCAGGAGTACACCGACGCCGGCTTGCAGGACACGCTAGAGACAGTCGCCCTGGCGCGCGTTAGCGAGTTCTCGCCGGCGTTCTCGGCGCTGAAT